CTGATCTTCACGCCCATTACATGGCCCTTGCGGAAACTCTTGAGTCTGAGTCCAAAAGACAGTCCGGTCTCGGCGTCAAAGCTGGGGGCCTCAGTAAGGCAGCTATCTCTGTGGTAAGAGAGGACACAGATCGTGTCACCCCATCTTTCCGCAGGGATCGTTTCCGCAACCCACCGAACTACAACGGTTCTGCGGATTACGAGTGAGGAATAGTCCATGTCGTTTAATGCAAGTGACCTTTTGAAGTTGGTCCAAGACTTTGGCGAAACCCTTACCCTCCGCAAAGTCACCACGGGAGGCACTTACGATGCTTCCACTGGTACTGTTAGTGGAAGTGCGACTACGGACTATTCCTTTACTGGATACTTCTATAACCTAGCAGAGGGTACATCTGACCTCAATCAGACTAGGAGAGGCAGACGAGCCTGTGTCATTCCCGCTAAAGGTCTTTCAGCTACCCCTGATGACGAAGACCAGATTTTAGGGAATGGAGATACGGTGAATATTACTACCGTTCGTACCATCTTTAGTGGTGGTCAGGCCGTCTGTTACCTCTGCGAGGTGTTTGACTAATGGCAAATCAAAAGCCAATCAGCGCAAAGATTAGCAGCAGCCTTCGACAAAAGCTGGCTCGCATTAACGAAACCATTGAAGAAGCTGCTGAGTTTGAGTTGACACAGATTGCAGAGGACATCGTAAGGCTTTCCCCTGTAGACACTGGTGCCTATGTAAACTCTTGGACCTTTAAGGACAACCCCGGTGGCGGGAGGCGCAAGACTGGAACTGGCAAGCCCCGCAAACAAGACCCCGGCACAAAAAAGGGCGAGGCCCTGAATAACCTTGCCAATGATATTGAGCTTGCCTTTGGGGAAGGTAGCACAGGGGGGCCTAGAAGAGCCGACGTTGAGGTTGAGGTTTCTCGGTTCTACTTTATCAATGGCGCTCCCCATGCGGATAAGGTAGAGAAGTTGTACGGGGTAAAAGCTCAGATTGAGGACATTTATGGCTAGTATCTACCGAGACATTCGAGCAGCCCTAGAGACTAAGCTGGCCGCTGTAACCGACATTCCCGCCATTTCCCATGAGAACGTCTCCTACGACCGTGTGAACGGCACTTCGTATGTTGAGACCAGTTTCCTCCCCACTTTGCGTAGACCCGCTGTACGGGGCTTAAATCCCCAGCAACGGTATCAAGGGGTCTTTCGGGTCATTTGCCACGCACCAGAGGGCAACGGCCCCGGTGCAGCAGATGAGATTGCTGACAAGGTTCTTAACGCCTTTGAAGCTACTACAGATGTCTCATATACTCCCTCTGGTGGCAGTGAGATTACAGTGTCTATCGACTATGCCGAACGAGAAGGTGGCGGGTTGGACACTCCGTTTTATTATGTCCCGGTGAACATCGGGTTCTACATTTATAACTAAGGAGGAAGCAGATGGCTTTCGCACAAGGTTCTCGTTCACAGTTGGCAGTCGGTGTTCAGAGCGATTTTACGACGACTGCTACTAGCTTCACTAACCTCCCATTTTCCACTCAGTCCCTGAACCTCGCTAAAGAGCGTCTGGCTGGTACTGACATTCAATCCCACCGTATGCCCACGGTAGACCGCCACGGCGCTCGTTCTGTTGGTGGTGATATTGTAGCAGACCTTCGCCACGATGAGTTTGATGTACTCATGGAATCTGCCCTTATGTCGGACAGCAGCTTCGACACTGGCTTTACCTCTGGTGATGGTACGACTGTAACCAATGCTGCTATCCTTGGCACTACGCCCAAGTTCCTGACCATCGAAGATTACGCAGCAGACATTGACCAAGCTCGTTTGTTTACTGGCTGTACTGTAAACAGCATGGCGGTATCTCTGGCTCCTAACCAGATGGTCACTTCGACCTTTGGTATTGTCGGTCGGGATATGTCGATTTCTGGGGACCAAAAGACCGTTACTGCTTCCGCAGACAATCAGCCCTTTGATTCCTACTCTGGCAGCATCAAGCTGGGCGACAAAGGCTCTCTTGGCAATGACCTGACCATCATTACCGCAGTAGACTTCACCCTGACCAACGGCTTTGCTCCGACTATGGTTGTAGGTGAGACCTCTGCTTCTGACCTTGAGTTTGGCACGGCTTCTCTGGAAGGGACCATCACTGCGTACTTTGAGGACGCTACGATGATTAACCGCTTCTTGGGTGAGACCGAATCTGCACTTGAGGTTGTAGTGGGCGACCCTGAGTCTGTGGCTCGTACCCTGACCTTCACGTTCCCACGCATCAAGATTAACTCCGCTGACGTTGGTGTAGACGGTCCTACGTCTCGCTTGGTCAACATGTCGTTCATCGCCCTGCGTGATGACACTGACCTTAGCGCTTCGGCAACCGACACGAACACGCTGATTAAGATTACCAAGTCTGCGGCATAAGAATCCCTTGGCCGAGGGGAGAGAGGTGAGCTTGTCGGGTGGCTCCCTCTCTCATTCATTTTCCCACCCGACCCCATGAAGGAACCCGACAAATGGATTTGAAGAACCTTACCCCAGCTTCGGACACTATCGAAGTTATTCTGGTACATCCAAACACTCTTGAGCCTCTGATGAACGAAGGCTCGGACAACGAAATGAGTATCACTCTGTACGCACCACACTCCAAGGAGTACAAGAAGCTGGTGCATGAGCAGACGGATAGGCGGCTTGCTGCAATGCAGAAGTCCAAGAAGATGCAACTGTCCGCTGCTGACCTAGAAAAGTCAACTATTGACATTCTTGCCAAGGCTACAAAAGAATGGGACATCACCTATGATGGTGAAAGCCCTAAGCTGACTGTACCGAAGGCACGGGAAATCTACACAGAGTATTTCTGGATTAAAGACCAGCTTGAAGAGGCGATTAACGACACTCTGGATTTTACGCAAGCCTAATTGACGAATTGGTCGAGTATGCTGAATGGAGCTTCGACCTATCCAAGAGTCAAGATGGCGCAACAAAACTAGAACATTTAGAGCAAGTAGAAAGGCAGACAGGACGTACTCCAAAGGAATTAGAAGGCCCCGACTTCCCTATTTCCATCGAGTATCTCTGGTCTGCCTTTATTAGTTTATCGTCCGCACGGACTTCTGGCTTCAATGGCCCTAACCCGATTACCTACGAAGAAATAAGAGCATGGAAGGAACTAACTCAGACGCCACTGTCTGCAAGAGACGTAGAAGCAGTTAAGAGGCTCGACTTAGTTTACATGAGGGTTATGAATGGCTGATATTAAAATCACGGTTGACTCTAGCCAGATAAGGCAAGCAACCAAAGACACGGCTGCTCTTGAGAAAGCCAACACGAAGCTGACCGCAAAGCTAGACCCCCTTATACGAAAAGAGCAGGAGTTTCAGCGAACTCTTGTTCAGGTAAACAAGGCGGTTCAGCTAGGTGTTATTACCCAGCGTAATGCTAACAAGCAGCTTATTGCTCTTGGTGCGCAGTACGGCAAGACCGCAAAGCAGGTCCAGCGCATGAACCTTGCTCTTGTGCAGGGTACTCGTAGTTTTAAGCGCTTTGGTTCTGTTGGGCTACAGCAGGTCGGTTATCAGGTAGGTGACTTTGCAGTCCAGCTTCAGGGTGGTACAAACGCCTTTGTAGCCTTCGGTCAGCAGGGTTCACAGCTTCTCGGTATCTTTGGCCCTATGGGTGCTATTGCTGGTGCTGTGTTGGCTATCTTTACAGCCTTTGCTGCACCCCTGTCTCAGATGGAGACTGGTACTGGTGCTGCTGCTGATGAGATGGCAAAGCTCAAGGGTGAACTTGAGCCTATAGCTACTCTTATGAGACAACTATTTAGCGCTATTTCTGGCGTGGCCATGTCTGCTATTAACCTTCTCGCCAATAACCTACAAAAGATTATAGCATACGCAACGGCTTTTGCTGCCGTGTGGCTTGGTAGACTGGGGATTGTCTACGGGATTAAGGCGGCTACCTTTGCTATGGCAACCTTCGGGACTGTAGGCGCTAACGCTTTTAAGATAATCAGGTCGGCACTTATTACCACAGGTATCGGTGCTTTGGCTGTTGGTCTTGGCTTTGTTCTGGATAAGATGCTACAGCTAAGGGAGGCTACAGGCTCTTTTGCGGAGGCATTTGCCTTGCTTGGAAATGTTGCCAACGGTTTTGGAGAAGACATTAAGTTTGTCTTTGAGGGGGTTGGAAACTCCTTAACAGCAGCTATCTTACGAGTAGAGGCTGACTTCAAGAATGGCCTAGCTAACATGTTTGATGCTCTACATGACTGGCAATCAGGTGCTGAAGCTGGCTTTGCTATCTTCTGGAAGGGCGTAAAGAATGCTGGTGTTGCTGCTCTTAATGGCATTATCCAAGCATTTAACGGTGTTCTGATGACCATCTATAGAGGTGTTGATGACCTCTTTAGTAAGATTTCTAATCTACCTCTTGCTGACCAGTTAGGCTTGACCGGGACAAACCTCGCTGGCTCTGGCTATCAGGCTGACCTTTTGGCGACGGATGTCACCAGCAATCGCTCTATCCAGCAAGAGGTCTACGACCGCAGAGGGTCCAGTAAAATTGCTGCTGGCATTCGTAGGTCAGCGGGACGGGTAGACAGCGCTGCTGACCAACTAACGGCGGAGACTGGCCCATTCTCATCAAGGGGGATGGCAGCTTATCAGAAGCTCAAGACTGTCCTTGCTGAAGTAGGTTCTACCGGAACCTTTAGTATCCAAGCTCTTATGAAGGCTATGCAGGAAGCAGGGGAAGCTACCGGAGACACCACAGAGCAGCTTGACGAACAGGTAGAGGCTTGGAAGAAGTACCAAGAGAACATCGAGAAAGTTCTTGACTCTACCGAACAACAACTTCGCCATGAAATCTCCCTTATCGGTCTGTCTAAAGAAGAGGCAGAGCTTAC